CGGGCGATCTGGGCGCAGCCTCCGCCACGGGCAATCGGGGCGCGGCCTCCGCCACGGGCGATCAGGGCGCAGCCTCCGCCACGGGCTATCAGGGCGCAGCCTCCGCCACGGGCGATCTGGGCGCAGCCTCCGCCACGGGCGATCTGGGCGCAGCCTCCGCCACGGGCTATCAGGGCGCAGCCTCCGCCACGGGCGATCTGGGCGCAGCCTCCGCCACGGGCAATCGGGGCGCGGCCTCCGCCACAGGCGATCAGGGCGCGGCCTCCGCCACAGGCGATCAGGGCGCGGCCTCCGCCACGGGCAAAGCCGGTGTTGCTCTTGCAGCTGGATATGAGTGTAAAGCAATGGGCGCACTTGGCTGCGCGATCTGCTGTGTCGAGCGCGGCGAATGGGACGGAGAGACATATCCGATTATTGCTGTCAAGGCGGCAATTGTCGACGGCGAGAAGATCAAGGCCGATACCTGGTATCGGCTGCAGAACGGCGAATTTGTGGAGGTGGAGTAAATGCTCGATACAATCTCCACGGCGAAGATGAGCCACGAAGAATGGCTGGAGGAACGCAGAAAGTCCATTGGCGGGAGTGACGCGGCGGCTGTTATCGGAATGAGCCGCTTTGCAAGCCCGTACACGGTATGGATGGATAAGACTGGGCGTCTCCCGGAAAAGGAAGACACAGAGGCTATGCGGATTGGCAGAGATCTCGAGGAGTATGTTGCGAAGCGTTTTGAGGAAGCGTCCGGGAAAAAGGTGCGGCGCTGCAACTACATCATTCGGAATCCCGCGTATCCGTGGGCGCACGCAGACATTGACAGGCGAATTTCCAGTGAAAATGCAGGGCTGGAATGCAAGACAACCTCGACGCTTGACATTCGGCAGTTCAACGGCGTGGATTTCCCGGAGAAATATTATTGCCAGTGCGTGCACTATCTGGCTGTCACTGGCCTTGACCGTTGGTATTTGGCGGTTCTCGTATTCGGGCGCGGATTCTTTACATACACGCTCGAGCGCGATGAGGCGGAAATCTCCGCGCTGATGGAGGCGGAGAAGCTTTTTTGGCGGTGCGTCGAGGAAGACACCCCGCCTGCACCGGACGGTTCGGAGGCGACGACGGACGCGATCAGCACGGTTTATGCCGATAGCAACGGCGAGCAGCTTGACTTGTTCGGACGCGAACAGCTGCTGGCTGAGTATATGCAGATCAAACGTCAGGCGGCGGCACTGGCGGAGCGCAGCCGCGAGATTGAAAACACGATCAAGCTCGATATGGGCACGGCAGAGCGGGCCGCCTGCAACGGCTACAACGTCTCTTGGAAGCAGCAAAACCGGCAGACGTTCCAACCCAAAGCCTTTAAAGAGGCATACCCGGATATCGATTTGGCGCCGTTTTATAAAACGGTACAGGCCCGGCCATTCAAAATTACAGAGATGAAACAGGAGGAAGAATCATGAACAAAATCCAGCAGGCAACCGCGCAGACAGCTATGAAGGCACAGAGCGGCGGAAATCCGACAATGCAGCAGTATATCAAGCAGATGGAGGGCGAGATCAAGAAAGCGCTTCCCTCCGTTATGACGCCGGAGCGGTTCACGCGAATCACGCTTTCCGCGCTTTCCACGAATCCGAAACTGGCGCAGTGTACGCCGCAATCTTTCCTCGGCGCGATGATGACCGCCGCGCAGCTTGGCTTGGAGCCGAACACGCCGCTTGGGCAGGCGTACTTGATCCCGTATTGGAACGGGAAACAGAACCGTCTGGAATGTCAGTTCCAACTTGGGTACAAAGGCATGATTGATCTGGCATACCGCTCCGGCGAGATCCAGACGATCCAGGCACAAGTCGGACACGCGAACGATACGCTGATTGCCGAGTATGGTACAGAATGCAGCCTGAAATTTATCCCGAAGCTGAACGGAGATCGCGGCGACCCGGTGAACGTCTGGGCGATGTTCAAAACAAAGGACGGCGGCTACGGATTCGAGATCATGACGCTGGACGATGTTCGCGCCCATGCGCAGAAGTACAGCAAGGCATACGGTTCCGGCCCGTGGCAGACCAACTTCGAAGAGATGGCAAAGAAGACCGTTCTGAAAAAGGTTCTGAAATATGCCCCGATGAAGTCTGAATTTGCCCGGCAGATCGCGCAGGACAGCACGGTCAAGACGGAGATCAGCGACGATATGTTCAGCGTTCCTACTGTTGTCGCAGATGCGGAAATGGTAGACAATATGCCTGTTGACCAGACTACAGGTGAGGTCATGGAGGGCAACGCAAATGCTGAATAAAATCGTCCTGATGGGCCGCCTGACCCGTGACCCGGAGCTTCGGCAGACGCAAAGCGGAAATTCTGTCGCATCCTTCACGCTTGCCTGCGACCGCGATTACGCGGCGCAGGGCGCGGAGAAGGAAACGGATTTTATTGATGTTGTCGCATGGCGGAATACAGCTGATTTTGTCAGCAAGTATTTCTCAAAGGGCCGCATGGCCGTCGTTTCTGGCCGTTTGCAGATCCGCAACTGGGAAGACAAGGACGGAAACAAGCGCAAGACTGCCGAGATCGTCGCAGAAAGCGTTTATTTCGGCGACAGCAAGCGGGACGGGCAGAATGCTGCTGCCGCTGCACCGGCCTCTTCGGAGTTCAAGCCGCTGCCGAGCACAACGCCGGTTCCGTTCTCTGCGCCGGATATGCCGCAGATGGAGATTGGCGACGACGACCTGCCGTTCTGAGGGCTGAAATATGCCGAACAGAATTATTCGTGAAAGCATCTGCACAAGCGATAGCGTCGACAAACTCTCGTGGTTTGAAGAAGTTCTGTTTTATCGGCTCATTGTAAACTGTGATGATTTCGGACGCTTTGACGGGAGAGCGGCGGTCGTGAAAAACCGCCTCTTCCCGCTGAAAGAAAACCTCACGCTCAAAACTGTAGAAAATGCTCTTCATGGGCTGGCGAGTGCTGGATTGGTTGCTCTGTATGTGTTTGAGGGCAAGCGCTTCCTTTACCTACCAACATGGGGCAAGTATCAGACGCAGCGTGCGAAGGTAAGCAAATTCCCGTCACCTGATGAAAGGAAACAAGCGGATGAAATCATTTGCAAGCAAATGCGTGCAGATGTTCCCGTATTCGAGAATCGAGAATCGAGAATCGAATTCGCTATTCGAGATGCGGAAGATAGCGCGGAGCCGCAAGCGGCATCCACGCCGCCGGCAATCTCTCTGCCGCTGAATGATGGAACGGAATATTCCGTTTCCGTGGAGCAATGCCAAGAATGGGCGGGCTTGTACCCTGCTGTCGACGTGATACAGCAGCTGCGGAACATGAGGGGCTGGTTGGACGCAAATCCGGCCAAGCGGAAGACAAAACGCGGGATTAACGCTTTTATCGTCCGCTGGCTGGCAAAAGAACAGGACAAAGGTGGAACACAGCCTGTACAGTACAGCCGCGTTGCAAAGCCCGGCTACGGCGTGCAGGGGCACCATGACGAGCTGAATCCGTTGGAACGTGCAGCCGTGGACAGGGTGATGGGGCCGGTGTCAAAGGGCGCTGCCCGATTGCAGCAAGGCGTGCAGCGCCACGGGGACGAACTTGATGCGTTCCAGCTGGAGGCGGTCGAGCGAATGCTTGCGGAAAACAAGGAGGATAAGACATGAACAAAGACTTGATGTTTTCAAGCGAAACCGACTTGTGGGCGACGCCACAGGGCTTTTTTGACGAACTAAACGAAGAGTTCGCATTTGAGACAGATGTCTGCGCAATTCCAGAAAACGCAAAATGCGCACGATATTTTACACCTGATGACGACGGACTCGTGCAAGAATGGGCCGGTGTATGTTGGTGCAATCCTCCGTATGGCCGCGAGATCGGGAAATGGGTACAAAAAGCGGCAGAATCCGCAGAAAATGGAGCGACAGTAGTCATGTTGCTTCCTGCAAGAACAGATACGCGGTGGTTCCATCGGTACATATACGGGATGAGAGAGATCCGCTTTATCGCTGGGCGTCTAAAATTTGGTGGGAGCAAAAACAGCGCTCCTTTCCCAAGTATGGTTGTGGTATTCAGGAAGGAGGATAAGACATGAGATTTGTTTGCGATTGCTGCCACGATCTGACGAACATCGAGGCAGACCGGATGGAGATCCAGGGCGAGAAGCTGATGGCGTACAGCCGCGGACGGCTGGTCTACGTTGCGGATCTGGGCCAGATCATGCTGGCGAAGCTGACGCCGGGGAGGGAGGAGGCAAAATGAAAGAGAATGTGCTGGAGCGAAATGCAAGGCTGGATACCGAACGGAAGATTGCGGATTTTCGAGTAAAACAGCAGATGGATTATGCGTTCAAGGTGAAATACGCCAAAATCCGCGCATGGGAATTCTACGATCACCCAGACGTTGCAGGTAGCTGCTACGTAGCTGTCGGCGGGCTGGATTCCATCACGCTGCTCCTGTTCCTTCGCAGCATCGGTATTGATGTGCCTGCCATCTCGGTATCATCGCTTGAGGATAAAAGCATTCAGCTGATTCACAAGCAACTCGGCGTGAAGCCGCTGAAACCGCTGAAAAGCAAAGTGGAAGTGCTGCGGGAGTACGGATGGCCGGTGATCTCCAAGGAAGTTGCGGGGAAAATCTCGCTTTTGCAAAATCCAAGCGAGAAAAACGCAACGGTACGCCATGCGATCATCACTGGGGAAACAGGGGCTTACGGCGGGTTCCGCACGGGGACGCGGATGAAGCTGGCGCAAAAATGGCTGGAGATCTTCGGCGGATACGAAAATGAGAATGAAGGCGTTAGCTACAAAACGCCGGATTTTCTCGTATCGGATAAGTGCTGCTATTACCTGAAAGAAAAGCCTTGCAGCGATTATGCCAAAGAAACCGGAAGCTTCCCGTATATGGGCCTGATGGCGTCCGAAGGAGGGCGCAGGCAGAAAGCGTTGATGATGAACGGGTGCAACTACATATCGCCGGGAACGAAACGCAGCTGTCCATTCGCGATTTTTTCGCGGCAGGATCTTTTGCAGCTTGCGCTGGATTTGCAGGTTCCGGTGCCGGAAATCTACGGAGAAATCGTGCGCGACACAGACGGAACACTCAAGACGACAAAAGCACAGAGAACCGGGTGCTCCATGTGCGGGTTCGGCGTGCACATGGAAAAACGCCCACACCGGTTCGACCGGCTGTGGGAGCGGAATCCAAAGGAGTGGGAAATGTGGATGAATCACGTAATGCAGGATGATCGCGGGAACTGGTACGGCTGGGGCCGTGTGCTGGACTACATCGGCGTCGAGTGGCGGGATCCGGAATACGCGCTGTTAAATCCGGATGAACTGCCCGGCCAGATGATTTTTGATGGAATGGAGGCGTCCGCACTATGACAGGGCAGGAAATCGCGAAGGCGCTGCGGTGCTGCGCGAAGGGGCTTGGACACGACGACGCGTGCGAAAACTGCAAGGTCGGAGAAATCCAAGATCGGCGGGAATACATCGAGTTTGCGGCTGCTAACGTGATCGAGCGCCTGACCGCCGAGAACGCGGCGCTGCGGGAGAAGCAGCGGTGGATTCCGGTGACGGAGCGGATGCCGGAACCCGAGACAGGTGTTTTGGCAGTTTGCAATCGAAACGGATACATTTTCGTGATACCGGCTATCTACGAGGACGGGAAATTACTGACGCAGGAGAGTGCGTGGAACTGGAGCGACATCTACTGCTATGGCCTGTACGACGAGGAGGCGGATGATTACTACATTCCGGAGGGTTGGTGGGAGAACCGGCAGTTCAATCCCGATGATGTATATAACAATCCGGTAGACTGCGCAGTTACCCACTGGATGCCGCTGCCGGACGCGCCGGAGGAAGGAGGCAAGCATGAGTAAAGCTGTTTTGATCAGCATTCGCACAGAGAGGTGTGAGAAGATCGTCAACGGGCGGAAGACCATTGAGGTGCGCAAGACGCGCCCGAAGATGGATACGCCGTTTAAGTGCTACATCTACTGCACAAAACCGGAGGAAAAGCTAATCACCATTATGAAAGACGGCGATGAGAATTATGGAGAAACGTATCACGGCAAGCCGGTTTTCATAAAGACGGAAAAAGCGCCGACCACTGGCTTATGGGATAAGCGGCAAAAGGTTATCGGGGAATTTCTGTGCGATCAGATCATCAACATTAACGGCGCGGGAAGGATCCCGTCGGATGCTGCGCGGCCAACCTGCCTAGAGCCTGCGGAGCTGCACCAGTATCTCGGAGCTGCCACCGGCTACGGATGGCACATTTCCAACCTCAGGATTTACGATACCCCGCGCGAACTGCGGGAATTTTACGCTGTGCCAAATGAGGTAGAGGTAGCGCTCAAGGTAAAACCCAAGCCAATCACCCGCCCGCCGCAGAGCTGGCGGTATGTGGAGGAAGAGACATGGAACGACTGACAAGACCTAATATCAACGTAGACCCGGATACCGCCCGATTTCTGCACGCCGCGATCGGCGGCAAGGAAATCGACTGGAAGCAGTGCCGGGACAGCACGCTCAACGTGCTGATCAACGGCCCAACGAGCAACGGCTTTGGCAAGGATATTTTCCGCAAGATGGCCCGCGATCTGTACGGACGGCTGAAAGCCTACGAGGACAGAGGGTGTGCGCCGGAGGAAGTTCTGCCGAAAGATAAGGCGGACGAGATCGCACTGAATCTGATGCGTCTTGCTGATTTGGAAAGCCTTTGCAGTTATACCCGCCTGCGCGAACTGGCCGAGGCCGACAAGGACGGGCGCGTGGTCGTGCTGCCGTGCAAGGTGTACGAGACTGACGGGGTGAGGGTGTATGAGCACACGGTGCGCGAGGTCATCTACGAGACGGCAGGCGGCCCGGCTTTCGATAAAAATGCAATCGGGAAGAGCATATTTTTGACGCGCGCCGAAGCCGAGCGGGCGATGGAGGGCAGGCCATGACCAGAAAACGCGCAAGAAAGATCCTCATGGCTATCGGCACGAGCCGGAACCATGCAAACTGGGGGCTGGAGGCAAAGCCGCGCTGGAAGACAAATGCCGGTGTGGTAGAGGATACGCTGACGATCAAACTGTACGCGAAGCTGCTGCGGGAAAGAATGGAGGGAAAGAAGGATGATTAAAAACAGAGTGTGTTTTACCGTCCGAGGAGAGTTCGGAGCGCAGATGAGCTTCGAGTCAAAAAACACGATCCCGTATGAAGATCTGTGCAAGTGTGTCAACAAGGATACGTTGGTTGAGCTGATGTGCCTTGACCGTCTCGGCTATACCGGCGACGATATTCAGTTCATCACGCCAGAAGAATACGACGAGCACTTTGGAGATGACGAAGATGGCTTTGGAACGTAGGTACTTTTCCGGAGAGGAATGCAAAGACTTTGAACAAAGGAGGTGGCCTGATGGGCACAATTCTGGCGATTGACCCCGGCAATATCAAATCCGGCTATGTGGTGGTCGAGCACGACGGTGAAGAAATTCGCCGCGTTCTGAAAGTTGGGAAAGAGCCGAACCGGATTGTTTTGGACGTGATCAAAAGCACACCGACCGGCTACGATTTGGCAATTGAAATGATTGCCGGAATGGGCATGGCCGTAGGCGCAGAAACATTTGACACCTGCTATTGGATCGGCCGATTTTGGCAATATGCAATAGACAACAGCAAGGCGGCGGATCAGACAAAAATCTACCGCCGCGAAGAAAAACTTGATCTTTGCGGAAGCTTGAGTGCAAAGGATGCAAACATTCGGCAGGCGCTTGTTGACCGCTACGCGCCCGGCCGGCCGAATTTCGGCAAGGGCACGAAGAAAGACCCCGGCTTCTTCTACGGCTTCTCTGCGGATATGTGGGCGGCGATGGCTGTCGCCGTGACGTACTTCGACAAGTACATAAAGGGGATAAAGCTATGAACGATAATTACATTTGCGCACATCTTTACGGAGATGGTAGCAGGGATTGTAGGTTAAGAGCGGAATACATCCGCTGCAACCGCGCCGAGGAATGCTCTGCCTATAGAAATGGAAAATGTTTTTGCGTAACAACACTATTTGGCGTCAGATGCCCAAACGGTGAGATCACAATTGTGGATGGTGGAACAAAACGGTCAAAGGCATTTTTACGGGTTCAGAAAGAAGCTAGAACGAATCCAGCTTATGGGAAATTGCAATATCCATCAACCAATTTGATTACACGCATAGGAGAAGACGCATTTCTCACCGTTTCTTATACATGGTTGGAAGATTTCGGCGGGGAAATCCGTTGCGATAACCCGCATTTTAGCACAAACAAACTGTACATAAGCGCCGATAAACTCACGCCTGAAAACATCAAGAGAATTTGCGATTTTATCCCGCGCGCAATGATGGGCGGCGTAATTCGGGATTATCAAGATAAAACCGTTCCGATGTTTTTGCATCAGCTACGGGGTTTATTCCCGGAAAAGTATGCAGCATTCCAGGAAACGTATCCTGATTACAAAATCAAAGCTCCGGACTGGAAGGGACGATGGGCAAAGCTTTTAACCTGCAACAGGAATGCAGAGTACAAGGACTGCAACAAAAACAAGTTCCGTTTTGATGGAGACTACATTGTATGCGATTGCTACGAATCGTCATTTGCGCCATTTTATGCAAAACGGGCAGAAATCCGGGTAAAACTATCGGACGAAATGGAGGTGGAGATCACAGATAACGTACAAGTTACTGATGAAACTGTTTTTCTATGAGGTTTTTAGATTAGCAAGGGGGGGTGAAGCTGTGACAGGCAGAAAGACAAAGCGTAAGCCGCCAAGACCGCTGATGCAGCTGACGTGCGATGCCTGCGGGAAAACGTTTATGCGCGCACCGTCGAAGTACAAGTCAAAATACAATTTTTGCAGCGAAGCGTGCGCATGGACGGCACATAGGGAAGCTGTGATGGGCCGGGCGGAGCGCGTGCGGATCCTGATCACGTGCTCGATCCCGGTATACCCGGAAATGCGGCCCGTCTGCGGGCGGGTGTATCCTGCCGAGAAATACAAATACAGGACAAACCGGACGGGCTATGTCGTCGAGGTGGGTGGCAAGCGCGTATGTGTGAGGGTGGACGAATGCAGGGAAATCTAGGGCTTACACCGGTGCAGGCCCCGTGTAAGGGCTGTGCGGACAGGCACACCGGCTGTCACACGGACTGCACCCGATACATAGCATTCCGCCGGGAGGCGGACAGATACAAGCAGGAGCAATCGAAGGATGCAGCGAGATATGCAACAACACGGGGCTGTATGCGGACGCTGCACGATGCGAACCGCGCAAAGCGCGAAGGGAGGCAACATTACTGATGAGCGGGATCACAGAGCAGGAATATGCGGCGTGGCTGGAAAAGGCGTTACAGGCGCTCTATAAATCCAAGCCGCTTGCAATCGCGATTGTGGCAAAAACGGAAGCGGGCAATACGCTTACGGGCTACTACCATGCGGACGCACAGGACAAGGCCGTGTTTGCCCACCATATCCAGAGCGATATCGTGCTGGACATTATCAAGGCAAATGCCGCAGAAATCAAGGCCATGATGGAGGGCGTAGACGATGGAACAGATTAAAGGCGCAAAGTATGACGATGAAGACGAGGAAGTCTTCAAATGAGCACGCCGCGATACGGCTGGTGGGCCTATGCAAAATGGATGATTCGCAGCTATAAGGGCGGCGGGCTGATGACGAAGGCCGAGCGCGCTGCCGTTGAGGCGGCAATCGCGGAGACGGAACAGCTCATTGACGGCGCGGAGCGACTTCGGCTCATAGACTTGGTTCTTTGGAAACGTACACATACCCTGCAGGGCGCTGCGATGGCGGTTTATGTATCCGAACGAACCGCGCAGGAATGGCACAGGCAATTTATTCGCCTTGTGGGGCAAAAAAGAGGGCTTTTATGAAAAAGTCTGCGTCCCAGAGCCAAATTTAACATTTACTATAAGGGCGTAGAGATCAACTCTACGCCCTTTTTCATCGGCACCGCAGCGTTCTGCGGAAACCTCCTCCTCCTGTTCTCGTGTCTCCGTGTGTGAATAAATATATTTATTCACACCGGAGAACACGAGAACGAAAGAATGAGGCAGAAAGGAGCGGCTATGGCGAGTTTGCGCGCCCTTGCACACAAGCTGCAAACAGCGCTCTTGTACCACGGAATCAAAATAAAAATCAATCAAATGCAGACCTATTCCGCGAAAAATGACAGGATGGTGACGAAATACATGGTTTACGAATATCGACCTGATGAAAAGCCGAAGAACGTCACTCTGCTGGAAACGTACCAGATTGCGGATGTGGTGAAGCTACTGGCCGGACTTTACAGCGATGGCGGATGAAAAGCTTACGCCGAAGCAGAAACGATTCTGCGAAGAATATTTAAAATCTGCCAACGCCTCAGAAGCAGCGAAAAAAGCGGGATATAGCCTGAAAACGGCCCCGTTTATTGGCGCTGAAAACCTAAAAAAACCTCAAATTTCTTCCTATATTAAGCGCAGGCTGGACGAACAGGAAGCGGCGCAGGTCGCGGATTCAAACGAAATTCTGAAATTTTACACTGCGGTCATGCGCGGGGAGGTCAAAGACCAGTTCGGCATGGACGCATCGCTGTCCGACCGGCTGAAAGCCGGTGACAGTCTCATGAAGCGATACGCGGCAGCTTCCGACCGCAACAGGACGACAATGGAGAAGCTTGATTTGATGCTGAAGGAGTTCCAAGATGCTGTTAAGTCCGAAACAACGTGAATTTGTAAAATACGGGACGCATCGATGGAACTTCAAGGGCGGAGCCACCAGAAGCGGGAAGACTTACCTCGATTTTCGATGGATCATACCGATCCGGATTCGTGAGCGAATCGGAAAAGATGGCCTGGCCGTCATTCTCGGCGTAACAAAATCTACGATTGAGCGAAATGTGCTGGAGCCGATGCGGAACATTTACGGGGACGAGCTTGTCGGCACGATCTCAAGCGACAATACGGCATGGATATTCGGAGAGAAATGTTACTGCCTCGGTGCGGAAAAGGTTTCTCAGGTGTCAAAGATCCGCGGCGCGTCGATTAAATATTGCTACGGAGACGAGGTTGCAGACTGGTCGGAAGAAGTCTTCGCGTTGCTGAAAAGCCGCCTCGACAAAGAGTATTCTTGCTTTGATGGGACGTTCAATCCGCAATATCCAGACCACTGGCTGAAAAAATTCCTCGATAGCAACGCGGACATTTTCAGCCAGACATACACGATAGACGACAATCCGTTCCTGCCTGAATCTTTTAAAGAAAATCTGAAAAAAGAATACGAAGGGACGGTTTATTATGATCGCTATATTCTCGGCCTCTGGAGAATCGCCGAGGGTCTGGTTTACCCGATGTTTGATCGGGCCAGAAACATCACGAGTGAGCGGGGCGGGCCGGGGCGGTACTGGATCTCATCGGACTACGGCACACAGAACCCTACCGTCTTTGCATTGTGGCGGGAATATGGCGGCAAGGCCGTCATGGAGAAAGAATATTACCACAGCGGGCGCGAGAGCGGGCGGCAGAAGACTGACGAAGAATATTATCAGGATTTAGAGGCATTCGCGGACGGATACCGCATTGAGCGTGTCGTGCTCGACCCATCGGCAGCGTCCTTTGCCGAGTGCATCCGGCGGCACGGAAAGTTTTCTGTATGGAAAGCAAACAACGCCGTGCTGGACGGCATTCGCTTCACGGGGGCCTGCATCAAAAGCGGCATAATCAAATTCCATGAGAGTTGCAAAAACGCATTTCGGGAATTTGGCCTTTATAGCTGGGACAAAGACGCAGGCGAAGACCGCGTGATAAAAGAAAACGACCACGTGTGCGATAGTATCCGCTATTTTTGCATGACCGTTTTGAGGAGAGAAATCAAGAAATGAGCCTTTTGACAAACATTCGAGGGTGGTTCCGGAATATGCTTTTCCCGCAGGCGGTGGCCGAGCGGGAATTCGGCGTATCTCCGGCAGTCAGCCCGAAGATGGAGCAGAATATAAGCCTCTGGTACGCGATGTTTATTGGAAATCCACCCTGGCAGACGTGCGATGTCATTGCTGTCGGGCTTCCGGCGGCAATCTGCCGGGAGATCGCGCGACCGACGCTGGCCGAGCTGACGGCTAACATCACCGGCAGCGCCCGTGCGGATTATCTGAAAGACTGCTTTGAGCGGGCGGAAGAGAATTTTCACAGCGCCTTAGAGCTGGGACTTGCGCTCGGCGGCGTGGCATTTAAGCCGTATATCTACGGTGAGCAGCTGCTGGTCGACGTGACCGGCGCGGCGGCGTTCCAGCCGACGAAATTTGATCCTGCCGGGCGCTGCATCGGAGGCGTCTTCCGGGACAAGCCCGCGAAAGTGGGCGGGAAGTATTATATCCGCCTCGAATCGCACGAGCTGGACGGCACGACATACACGATCCGCAATAAAGCGTATTACAGCGACGCTTCCGGCACAGTCGGCGCAGAAGCGCCCCTGAACGCCGTCCCGGAATGGGCGGACATTCAGCCGGAGATCACGATCCAGAATATGAGCGGGCCGCTCTTCGCGTACTTCCGCCCGCCTGCGGCCAACACAACGGACGCAAACAGCCCCTGCGGAATGTCCGTCTACGGAGACGCGGCTACTGTGCAGCTGATCAAGCAGGCCGATGAGCAGTGGGAGCGCCTGCGCTGGGAATATCGCTCCAGCGATCGCAAAGTCCTGATGGATGGCACGAGCTCGACTGCGGATATGTTCAACAAGCGTATGTTTGAACTGGGACCGTTCTCCCCTAGCGGCGAATTCTTTCAGTACATCGAGCCGCAGATCCGCGACGAAGCAATCTACCGAGGTTTCCAGAATACGCTTCGCCGTATCGAGTTCAACGTCGGATTGGCTTATGGAGATATTTCCGATCCGCAGACCATCGAGAAGACGGCGACGGAGATACGCAACAGTAAGCAGCGCAAATATGTGCTGATCGACAGCATTCAAACGGCGCTTGAACATACGTTTGACAGTCTGCTCTACGCGCTCGATACATACGCGACGCTCTACAACCTTGCGCCTGCCGGGACGTACAGAACTGATTACAGCTGGGGCGATTCCATCCTGGACGATGCCGAGAAGAAAGAGCAGGAGCGGGCCAACGACCGGCTCGACCTCGCTGACGGTATCCTCAACGACTGGGAATACCGCGCGAAATGGTACGGCGAGGACGAAGCGACTGCAAAGGCAATGCTTCCGCGGGCGCAGGACATGGTAACTGAACAGCAACAGGAGGTAGAGTGATGGGCGGTAGAGGCGGAACTGGCGCGGGGGGAGGAAGAGCCGGTGGAGGCGGCGGGACTGCAAACTCCAGCGCAATTATCCCTACGGAGCAAAGAATTAGGGTGCCGTATTCGGAATACAAGGATGTATACGAGAAAGAATCGCACAAGGTATATTATTCTTATGATTCCCAAAATAAAACAATCGAAATAGATATAAACCCACGAATATACGAGATAGCCAAAATCATGCCGGATAGCTTTTACCAGCAGCTGTTGGATGGGTACAAAACGGGCATAAAGGCAGATAGCAAAGAGGGGAAGAAACAAAAAGCGTTCTATGCGCGAGTTGTGTATGATCGTTACAGGAAGGTTGCAAGCAAGGGCGGGGCGATGAAAAAGGAAGCTCCAGAGTGGCAGAAAAAAGCATTTAATATAGCTGTCCACGGGAAGAAATGATTAATTTTGAGAATCTCGATAAATTTGCATTTCCCGGTGTCGGGAAGTACGGAATTCCTCAGATCGAGCCAATTAAGATATATCCGCAAGGCGAATTTATTCCGGTGAATTATCACTATGCGGAGAAAGAACCTGCAAGAAAGATCGTGCATTTCTTCGTGGACGATTATCAGTTTATCCGCCACTGGAACACACCGGACAAGTACATTCCGAAGCTGTTGCAGTTTGCAGCGGTATGCGCGCCTGATTTTTCCACATACACAGATATGCCGCTTGCAATGCAGATATACAATCACTATCGTAAACACTGGCTTGCGGCATACTGGCAGCTCCACGGAATGACGGTTTATCCGACAATCTCATGGAGCGATGAGAGCAGCTATGACTGGTGCTTTGACGGGGAACCTGCCGGTGGTGTTGTGGCGGTTTCCTCGGTGGGAACGCAGGCAAACGCTGAAAGCAAGCGCCTGTTCCTGCGCGGCTACGAAGAAATGATGAAACGGCTATCCCCGGAATGGGTGATCTTCTACGGCAGAGTGCCGGAAGAATGCGACTGGAACGTGATACGGGTAAAGCCGCATTACGACGATATTGTGAAACGGAGAAGGGCGGTGAGCGGATGAAGTACCCTTTTTAGCCCAGAACTATTAGACACCATCCCGGAAGAGCTTGCAGAGCTGTTCCGGACGCTGGAAGATACGATGCTGGATGAGGTTTGTTCTCGGCTTAAAATTGCGGATCAGCTGAACGAAGTCACAGTGCAGGATATCCGGGCGCTGCGGTCGCACGGCATTGATCTCAAGAAGATCAAAAGGGCCATCCAGAAGACGGCGGACGTCAGCGAGGAAAAGCTGAACAAGCTGCTGGACGACGTTGTAGAGCGCAATCAGCGCTATTACAACGGCCTTATCACGCTGGCCGATGTGACAAAGCCTGACCGGCTGGTAGACGCCTCCGATATCGACGCGATCCGCAGGCAGACGCTCGGAGAATTCCGAAATCTGACGCAATCTTTGGGGTTTTTAGTGGACAATGGCCAGAGAATGCTTCCGCCTGCGCAAGCATATCAGTGGGCCCTAAATTCGTCAACGCTGCAAATTCAGAGAGGGGCGATCAGCTATAATCAGGCGATTGCCAACGCCGTCAAGCAGCTGGCAGAAAGCGGAATCAAAGTCGTAGACTATGAGAGCGGCCACACAGATCAAATCGACGTGGCCGCCCGCCGGGCCGTTATGACGGGCGTGGCGCAAATCTGCGACAAGTATTCCGACCAGTCGGCGGAATATCTGGATACCCGGTATTTTGAGATCACAGCCCACTCCGGCGCACGAGACAAGCCCGGCCCGTCCCCGTGGTCGAGCCACAAGGGTTGGCAAGGGAAAATTTATTATAAAAGCGAAAACGGAGAGCCTGACCCGATTGGGCAGTACAAGGATCTCGTGGAGACGACCGGCTACGGCTATGTAGACGGCTTGACCGGCGCAAACTGCCGGCACTATAAGCATGCCTATATCCCTGGCGTCATGGAGCCTACCTATACCGAGGAGCAGCTGGAACACATTGATGATGGTCTTGGCTGCGAGTTTGACGGGAAGAAATATACCGCATACGAAGCGACCCAGATGCAAAGACGGCTCGAACGGTCGATTCGCAAACAGAAGCGTTTGAAAAACGCCTATAAAGCCTCCGGGCTTAAGGACGAAGAGACTGCTGCCACAGCCAAGCTGCGCCGCCTGAACACGAAATACCATGATTTCAGCAAGGCCGCAGGGCTGCCGGAGCAGCCGGAGAGAATGAAGGTGTTATATGATTGACGAAAAACTGAAAGCCGCCATTGAGCGGGCGCTTGCCGCCGGGTTCCGCGTTCAGCTGAAGCGCATGAAGGACGGAACAGTCAAGGCGCAGATCATCAAGGCGGAAGAGCTGAAAAAGTAATACAGATACCGCAGCACAATCGAGTGCGCGGAATGGCACGATGAGCCAACTACTGAGATTTTCTTAGTGGTTGGCTCTTTTTGTTTCGGTAAAAACCGCATGAGCGGGGTTTATACAAAAAATTGGCTATCTGCAAGCCTAAAAGTGCAGGCGGGAGGTCATGGCGACGACCTAAAAAGCCTATCCCGTAAGGAGAAACCATGAAAAAAGAAGAATTGCTGAGCATTGGCCTGACAGAAGAGCAGGCGGACAAGGTTTTTGCCATGAACGGCAAGGACATTGAGAAGCACAAAAAGGCCGCAGAGGACGCAAAGGCAGACAAAGAGGCCGTGGAAAAGCAACTGGCCGACCGCAACAAGGACATCGAAGACCTGAGGAAGTCCAGCGGGGACGCTGAGAGCGTTCGCAAGCAGCTCGAAGACCTTCAGGGCCGGTACACCAAGGAAACCGAAGATTACAAGGCGCAGCTGGCAAGCCGGGACTACGCCGACGCCATGAACCGCGCGATTACGGCCAAGGGCGTCAAGTTCTCTTCCAAAGCCGCCGAGAAAGCTTACCTTGCAGACCTCAAGGAGAAACACCTTGAACTGAAAGACGGCGAGCTGACCGGCTTTAACGAGTGGCACAAGGCTCAGCTCGAAGCAGATCCGACTGCGTTTCAGGCAGATAAGCCCACGCCCACATTCGTCAAGCCCGTCGGCCAGGGCGGCGCACCGGCGGCAAAGAGCAAGGGCGCAATGTACGCGCAGCAGTTCAACGCGCAGTTTGCGCAGACACCAAACAAGGAGTGATTTGAAAAATGTCTATCGTTGTAAACACAAAAGCAGAAGTCAGGCCGAATTTCCTCGAAAGCGAAGTCGGCCTCGTACTGAAAACCCGTGAAATCCCCGCGTCGATGGGAGTGCAGGACGGCAAGTACAAGATCGTAAAGGCCGGTACGCCGTTCCCGTCCGACAACTCGAACGCCGTCGGCATCGTGTTTGAGGATATCGATGTGACGGACGGCAATATGCCAGGCTCCGTGATGGTCGCGGGCCGTGTGCTGGCAGACCGCCTGTCGCTGGCCTCCGCAGCAAAGACCGCGCTGTCCGGCAAGGGCTTCACATTTGTTGACGCGCCGGAGATCACGCGCGGCTATACCGTGACCTACGACAAAAACGACGGCAGCGGCACGCCGCCCGTCGACGAGAACGTCTACACAGAGGGCTCCTATGCCGACGTCTCGACCGAATATCCGCTGACCAAGAGCGGCAACACCCAGACCGGCTGGAGCACGTCTAAGGGCGGCGAAGCTGTTTCCAAGGTCGAAATGACCGGCAATGTGACCCTGTACCCCGTGTGGACTACGGCCTAAAGAAGGAGGAAAAACACCATGCCTGACATTCTTGAACTGATTTCCGACGCTGACCGTCTGGATTTCTCGCAGAACATTTCCGTCGCACGCCCGGCGTACCTCGGCGACCGGCTGTTCCCGGACCAGAAGACCGAAAGCCTCAAGGCCGAGTACCTGCGCCTCGCAAACGGCGCACAGATCCCCACGATGGCGACCGTCCACGCCTTTGACACCGAGGCAGAGATCGCCACGCGCCCCGCGCTCGAAAAGACCGAGGTTGAGAAGCTGTTTATCAAGCGCAAGATCAACCAGTCCGAGCGGGTGCAGCTACTCAACGAAAACGGCGTATACGCTGACAACGCCATTGTGAGCTACGTCTTCGACGATATGCGCCTGATGGCCGATGCGGTCAAGGTCAGAACCGAGGTCGCGAAAATGGAAGTTATCGCGACCGGCAAGATGACTATCAAGGAAAACAATCTCAACATGACCGTCGATTACGGCGTTCCGTCCGCAAACACCGGCTTCAAGATCGACTTCGGCGCAGATGCTGATATCGTCGGCCAGCTTCAGGCCATCGCGGATCAGGCGGCGGCCTCCGGCCACGCCCTGAGCGAAATGGTCGTCGGTACGAAGATCCTGCGCAAACTCGCGTCCAACAAGGGCATTCAGACCCTCGTATACGGTACGGTCGGCGCTGGTACATACGTCACCACCGAGAAGCTGCGCAGCCTCTTTACCGAGCTGTTCGGCTTCGGCCAGATCACGACCAACGACCAGCGCTATAAGGCGCAGTCCGCAAACGGCGCGGAAAAGACGTATCGCTTCTTCCCAGAGGACAAGGTTGCATTCCTGTCCAATGGTACGGCCAATTCCTTCGGCGTTGGCCTGTGGGGCGTGACGCCGGAAGAAAAGGGCTATGGTCCGTACACCGACAAGAGTGCACAGCAGTATATCACGATCACCCAGTGGGAAACGCCTGACCCGAAGACCACCTGGACAAAGGCAAGCGGCCTGTTTATTCCGGTCGTGCCCGATCCTTACGGCCTGTTCATCGGCGCGGACGTCAGCAAGTAAAATCGAGCCTCCGCGCCTGCATGACGGGCGCGGAGGCTGACCGGAAGGAGGGCGCAGCATGATCTACGCTGATTATGAGTATTACGCGACTGTGTACCGCGGGACGGCGCTGGATGAAGAGCAATTTTGCGGCCTCGCCCGCAAGGCATCGGCTTACGTCGACTACATCACCATGAGCCGCGCGCGCTCCGCCGCCGGGGACAAGCTCGAAGCCGTCCAGAACTGCGTCTGTGCGCTGGCCGAGCTGGAGCAGGACGCCGGGAAGCTGGACAGCCTCGTCTACACGACCGACAGGCCGGTATCGAGTGAGACGGTAGGCGGCTGGTCGCGAAGCTTTGGTTCACGAAATCTGTCCCAGGCAGATATGCAGCGGACAGAGACACGCCGCCGTGAGATCGTGCTGGCGTACCTCGGACCGACCGGATTACTCAAAGCAAGGGGGTATGGGCCGTGTCCATGTTCCCCCACACCGTAACCATCTACAACGTCTCGCAGGAGACAGACCCGGCGACATTCAAGGACGTGGAGAAAACCTACATCACCGTCCTGCGCGGCGTTCTGCTGGAAGCCTCCAAGGCGGCCAACGTCCGCCAGAGCGGGCTTGAGGGCGCGGATGCGGTGAATCTGTACATTCCGTTCTCTACGGTTGCTGTAGACGGCGTGACGGGCGCAGAAAAGCGCTACGTCGGCCCGCAAGAATTCTGGCGTGCAACTGATAAAAGCGGAATCTGGACGCTCTCCACGGACGGCAACGGCGGAACGACATTCTTTATCAAGGGTGAAGTCGTGGAGCCGGACAAGACCGAGCAGGCGCTTGAAATGCTCTATGACGACGTTTACAAGGTCACAAAGGTCGATATGAAGGACTTTGGAAGCCAGGACATGAGACACTTCGAAGTCGGAGGGGCCTAATATGCTGAAATTCAGCGTAAAGGCAGACGGCTTTGATGAATTGCATGAGGCAATCGCGCAGGCGTGTACCAAAGCGGAGCATATTGTCGCACTTCAGGCAAGAAAGGACACAGCCCCGTATGTGCCATTCTTGACCGGTTCCCTCGACCGCAGAACACAGGTGGAAGGGAATGCGATCATCTATCCCGGCCCATACGCAAGGTTCCTGTACTACGGGAAAGTCATGGTAGACCCGGAGACCGGAAGCACCTACGCGCCGAAAGGCGGGACAAAGGTACTGACCGACAAAAATCTTGTGTTCAACACGTCAGGACACAATCAGGCGCAATCGCATTGGTTCGAGGCGTCAAAGGCTGAAAATCTTGATAAATGGCTTCGTGTAGCGGACAAGGCGGTGAAGAATGGACGCTGAAAAGCAAAAAAGGCTGGTATCTGCGGAGGAAGAACAGGATATCTCCCGAAAGATGATGATCTGGGCAAATTCCTTCTCGGACGACGACATACCGGCCGCAACGATTAATTATGAATTCCTCGCCGCCGACTCGGCGAGTATGGCCCTGTCCACCATTCAGGGCGCGTACATCACACGAAAATTCATCCTCGGAGGGCACGAGGCGGAATATCAATTCAAGATTATCGCCCGCATCAAGCCCGGAAACAGCAACGACAAGCGCCTGAAATGCGACGCCATGCTGAACCGCTTCGGGGATTGGGCCATGCAGAACCCGCCGGATTTGGGCGACGGGATGCGCGTCCGGCGCATGGAAGCTGTCAGCCGCTCGGCCCTGTTCGCCCGGTATGAGGACGGCACAGAGGATCATCAAATTCTAATGAAACTGACATATGAGGTGATTTAACTATGGCAGAAGTTACTTTTAATACCACGGCCGGTCAGACCATCGACCGGGAGCTGCTGATTGCATATCTGAACACCGGCGAGTCCTCAACGCCCGCCTGGGCGCCGTTCGGCACTCGCGTCACAGACTCCAGCATGGAGTATGACTGGCAGGAGGATTCCAGCAAGGATATCCTTGGAACGACCAGAACCACCATGAAGAAACCGATTATCACGCAGAGCTTTGACCCGTGCGACCTTGACGCGGGCGATGCGGCGTTGAAGAAGATCTGGGATCTGGCGGTCAAGCAGCAGAACGCAGCTGCGCTGGCGAATCAGGACGTGCTGATCGTCCATCATTATGCAGGAACGGCCAAGACGGCAGTCTTCGCGGAGCGCTACGACGCGTCTATGGTCAAGCCGTCCAGCCTCGGCGGCGAGGGCGGCGGCTCGGTAGGTATGCCCATCGACGTGACGCTCGGCGGCAAACGCACGACCGGCACGGCGGCGGTTGGCGCCAACGGGGCTATTACCTTCACGCCAGACGCAGCGTAAGGAGGAATCGCAATGCCTGAAATCAAATTTGAAACCGGTATCGTATCGTTCAAGCTGAACGACGCGGCGGAAGTCTCCTTCAACCCGACCGACAGCGCATTTGTCGAACAGATCTTCAACACCTTTGACGAGCTGGACAGGAAGCAGGAGGCGTATAAGGCCGAAGTCGACCACTGCGCGGACAAGAAGGAGATTTTCGCCATTGCCCGCCGCCGCGACGCGGAAATGCGGGACATGATCGACGGCCTGTTTGCCAAGCCTGTCTGCGCAGACCTGTTCGGCACTATGAACGTCTACGCGCTGGCCGACGGCCTGCCAGTATGGTGCAACCTCATGCTGGCCGTGATCGATCAGATCGACACGAGCTTCGCGGCAGAGCAGAAGAAGACCAACCCGAGGATTGCGAAATATACAGATAGATGGAAAACGCGCAGGCCCCCTGTTCGCGAAATATATTGATAGATGGGGAAAGTGATCTATTCCCTGCCGACCTCTGTTGAGGTCGACGGAACAGAATACGCGATCCAATCTGATTACCGCGCAATCCTCGATATCCTCGTAGCCCTGACAGACAGGGAACTGGACGAGCGGGATAAGGCGGAAGCGGCGCTGACCATCTTCTATCCCGACTTCGAAGAAATGCCCGTCAGCGACTATCAGGAAGCCCTGAACCAGTGCTTCCGCTTCATCGACCACGGGCAGGAGAATCGAGAGAAGAGAAAGCAGCCAGAGATCATGTCATGGGCGCAGGACTTTGATCTCTATATTGCGCCTATCAACCGAATCGCGGGCTGCGAGGTCAGGGCGCTGGAATACCTGCATTGGTATTCGTTTCTATCGTACTATCAAGAAATCGGAGATTGCCTGTATGCACAGGTGGTTTCTATCCGCGATAAAAAGGCCAGAGGGAAGAGTCTCGACAAACAGGAGAGGGATTTCTACCGGCGCAACCGGGATATCGTCGATCTGAAGACAACATACTCGGAGGCCGAAGCCGACCTGCTTGCCTTATGGGGAGTCGGGACAAAAAACAGCCGCCCCGGTTAAGGGGCGGCAGCAGGAAAAACTTATTTTTTATACTCGAAAACGATTTCGCTACCCCAGAAGCTTGGAGAGAATCGAATCTCGATCTCACTCCAATCCTGCGGCGCTTCATATCCGACGACACCTTTCATTTTCTTCCCGGCGGCAATCGTGCCGTCAAGCTGCGGCTCGTCGGAACTCATCATGGCGGTGAGGCTGAGGCTGGTTGTATAGCCATCAATGTAGCTTTCGAATGAAAGCATGGTGCTGGACGCAATATCGCGGGATGAATTGTTTTCGATCTCGAATTCGCACAGAACAAAGACCTTTCCATCATCCGGCGAGACGTAATTTTGGCCGGAATTCTCGGTAACACTGAGCAACGTGACCGCCACGCCGTCTAGAACGACCTGATCCCCAACGCCAAATGTTTCAGGCCCGGAATCGGATTGCTGCGGCGGCTGCTGCGAAGAAGAAACTGAGGTTCCGACCTTTTCCGGCTTGGAGGACGATCCGCAGGAAGCAAAGGCCGCGCCAATAAAGACGAAAAGACAGAGGAATACGATTAAAGCCGTCAGGCAGCCGCTGGGGCGTTTCGCCTGCTTTTTGGTTTTTAGCCCGCCAACAACGTCAACGCGGTTCGAGGCGTTAATCTTGATGGTAAAAAAACGCATTCTGTTGCCCTTCGGCAATGGTAAAGGATATGGTTTTATCCAGACGGCGATACCGGTAAAAAGAAAGTTCGTGCTGGCCCGGAGCGGCCACGGCTCGAAGTTCTTCACCGTTTTTCAGCGTGCCGACATCACAGCCATCCAATGCAACGCCGACGGTCAGGCCAGAACCGTAAAAAGAATTGTCCCGGCTGATTTGGATAATGCAATCACTCATATTTCTTCCCTCCTTACTTGGAAGATAACACAAATAATAACAAAAATCAACCGAAAAGGTGGTGAAAATATGGCAGATGGGAAAATTGTGGTCACCGTCGACGCGGACGCAAAAAAGGCGCAGAAGGAGCTTGATACGCTGTCCGCGAAAATCGACAAGATGGAAGCCAAGCTAAACGAGGACACCGGCACGCAGAGCGGGATAAAAAAGGAACTCGACGCAGCGCTTCAGGCCGCAAAGCAGACGGAAGACGCGCTGAAATCGCTCCGCTCGGAGGCTGACCGCCTTAAGGGCATCACGTCCGGAAGCGCTTCGGCTAATCCAGCGGAGTACATAGACGCTTATTCTCGGCAGGCGGAGGTTGCTGCGCAGATCAAAGAGCAGGAACAGCTGCTGGTGCAGCAAAACAAAACGGCGGAAAAGCTCGGGAGTCAATATGCAAAGATCACCGACAAGGTGATAAACCAGACCGCTGCGCTTGACGCTGCAAAGACCAAAGCCGGAGAGCTGGTGCAGCAGATCACAAATGCAAGCGGAGCCTCGGCTAAAATGGCGGAAGTATCGGCAAGCGTCGAAAAGAGCATGAACAAATTCGGAAGAAGATTAAGCGGGGTACTAAGGAGCGCGCTGATCTTTACCGTCCTGTCCCGCGGCCTTTCCCAGCTGCGCAGCTGGCTCGGGGAGACGATCATGCAGAATGAGGCGGCCCGTGCATCTATCGCGCAGCTGAAAGCAGCTCTTCTGACGCTTGCGCAGCCGATCCTAGAAGTCGTGATTCCGGTTTTTGTGAAGCTGGTCAACATTCTGGCACAAGTCGTGACGGCAATCGCAAAGTTTTTCGGTATGCTGTCCGGGAAAAGCTGGAGCGCGCAGGTATCTGCCGCGAAGGGACTGAACGCCGAGAAAGAGGCGCTGGAGGGCGTAGGTTCTGCCGCAGAAGACGCGAGCAAGAGCATGGCAAGCTTTGATGAGATCAATCAGATCACCAGCAATCAGGCGCCCGGCGGCGGGACGAGCGGAGCAGGCGCTTCAAGCGGGATCACGCCGGATTTCTCCAATCTGGATCTTGCAGAAGACAAACTGAACGACATTCTTGGCATTGTCGGGGCAATCGCCGCAGGGCTCCTTGCGTGGAAGATCGCCAGTATGTTTACCGACGACCTCGGCAAGATCGGCGGCATCGCGCTCGCTGCGGCTGGCGCGTTCGCGCTCGTCTATTTCTGGCTGGACGCATGGAACAACGGAATCGACATGACAAACTTCCTCGGTATGCTCGGCGGTCTTGCGGCGCTTGCGGGTGGACTCGCCCTTGCGTTTGGGCCGACCGCTGCGGCAATCGCCCTAGTGGTAGGTGGCCTTGCGATGTTAGTCGTCGGGATCAAAGATGTGATCGAAAACGGATTTACGCTGGAAAACACTCTGACCATCATCGCCGGACTGCTTGCCGCCGGTATCGGGATCAGCATCCTTACGGGCAGCTGGATTCCGCTGCTGATCGCCGCAATTGCATCGATCCTTGTCGCACTTGTCTCTTTTACAGGGCATGGCGAGGAGCTGATCAACGGCCTGAAAGATGTTGTGTCCGGATTCGGAAAGTTTTTCAAGGGCATCTTTACCGGCGACATGAATCTAGCGTTAGAGGGCGCAAAGCAGATATGGAGCGGGCTGAAACAGACGTGGAACGCCGTCGTAAATTCCATCAGGGACGCATGGAGCGCGTTTGTCGATTGGTTAAAGCAAAAAAATCCGGCACTCGCCGCAATATTTGAGACAATTGGGAAAAAGTTTTCCGATCAGTACGAGGCGTGGAAAAAAATTCTGAAAGGCCTGATCACCTTCCTGACCGGCGTATTCACCGGAGATTGGAAGAAAGCGTGGAACGGCGTCCTTGACATTCTGAAAGGCGTCTGGAATCTCGTAATCGGCACAATAGAGGGCGGAATTAACTTCATCATCGACGGCATCAACCTACTGCTTTCGGCGCTGAATAAAATTCATTTCGAGATTCCGGATGGTGTACCGCTGATTGGCGGGAAAACCATTGGAATCAACATTCCGCCAGTGTCGCGCGTCCAGCTCCCTCGTCTCGCCTCCGGCGCGGTCATCCCGCCGAACCGGGAATTCATGGCCGTCCTCGGCGACCAGAAGAGCGGGACGAACATCGAGACGCCGCTTTCCACGATGGTGCAGGCATTCAAACAGGCCATGACCGAGACCGGCGTAGCGGGAAGCAGACAAATGACGGTTATCTTCCAGCTTGACCGGCGTGAGCTTGGCCGCACGATCTATCAGCTGAACAACGAAGAGACGCAGCGCGTCGGCGTGAAGCTGGCGGGGGTGAAGACATGAGAAGCGCACTGAGCCTTGATGGCAAGGCGTATTACAATCTGCACGTCGTAAGCTGCAAGCGGTCGTTCTCCGTCCTAGACGGCGACAATGCCGGGCGCGTTATGACCGGCGCGATGACCCGTGATATTATCGGCACGTATTACAACTACAGCCTTGAAATTGATCCTGTATCGTCAGACCCGGAGGAATACGATGATTTTTATGAGAGCATTTCTGCCCCGGTCGACAGCCACGTGCTGACCGTCCCATATGCGCAGGGGACTATGACCTTTGACGCCTATGTAGCAAACGGCGACGATGAGCTCGCCGGGAGCTACGACGGGCGCAATGATTGGGGCAATCTGACGATCAATTTTGTCGCCATGAAGCCCAAGAGGACGCCGGTATGAGTGTACGCGTGATCTATGAGGACGTAGCGGTAGGCGCAGCAGCGGCGGCAAGCGTTGCAAGCACCGCTGCGCAGCCCTTCTCCGACCTTCCGGAACTGCCGTATGGCACAGAGTCGGTGATCGTCGCAACAAACGAGCTGAACCAGTGGATGCTGGACGGCTCCCGCCCAATCCTCACGACCGAGCGGGCGGCTTTCTGGTCTGCCAAGCCGAGCAAAGCAGACTGCACCTTCGACGCAAACCCGACGCTGACCATCACGCTGGACGGCACGTTCGCAAGCTCCGGCATATTCCTATACTTCGACGGCGGTATCGGCGATTATTGCAGCGCCCTGACCATGACGTGGTACAACGGCGAGACAACCGTCGCGTCGCAGGACTTCACGCCGGACGGCCAGAAGTATTTCTGCGCAAAGCCTGTCTCCGGATACAACAAACTCGTGATCGAGCTGAAAAAGACGAGCCTGCCGTACCAATACGCGAAACTCAGACAGATTTTCTTCGGCATCGTCCGGGAATTCGAGCGGGAGGACCTGCGCAGCGTCACCGTCACCGAGGGCGTCAGCGTGATTTCTGACGACGTGGAGATCAACACACTGGATTTCACGCTCGACAACTCGGATGATATCAACTTCATTTTTCAGGAGAAGCAGCCCGTCAGCGCCTACGACGGTGCAAAGCTGATCGGCGTCTTTTACATCAAGAGCTCGTCCCGGTCGAGCGAACGGCTCTATGATGTATCCTGCCAGGATGCGCTCGGCATTCTGGACGACGAGCCCTTCGCGGCGGCGGTCTACAGCAGTAAAAACGCGAAGGAGCTGATAGCCTCGATTCTCGGCGCGCACTTCACGCTGGACTTCGACACTGCGCTGAAAGACGAGACCGTAACCGGCTATATCCCGGACTGCACGAAACGAGAAGCGCTGCAACAGATCGTTTTTGCGCTTCGCGCGACCATTGACACAAGCGCGTCACGCGGCGTGCGCGTCAGGAGGCTCACGACGGCCCCACCTGCCGAGATCCCGCTTGACCGGACATATACCGGCGGTAGCGTGGAAACGGCGGCAGTGGTCACGGAGATCCGCGTGACGGCACACAGCTATTCGACGTCCGGAAGCGGAGAGAGCGTGGAGGTCGGCGGTACGACCTACTATCACACGACGTCGGTCACGTCCAAGGCCAATCCAAACGCCACCACGCAGACCAAGCCGAACGTCATTGAGGTGCGCGATGCGACGTTGGTAAACAGCGAAAACGTAGCCGCCATTGCGCAGCACATTTATGATTACTATATGCGCCGCCAGACACACAGCGTCCGCATCGTCATGGACAAAGAGGCCCCCGGCGATTACGTGCAGACCACAACGCCGTGGGGCACGAAGATCACCGGAACGATCACCAGTATGGACATTCGCCTCAGCGGAATCGCGGCGGCAGAATGCAAGATTATCGGCACATAGAACGGAGGTGCGGCATTTGGTACAGGGAGATTCGTATAACCTTAGTGTTACCATCAAGAATAAAGGGCAGCCTCTGGACGTTGCAAGCGTTGAAAAGGTGGAAATTTCTCTGCTTTATCTGCAAAAGAGCTATCCGGGAGAGATCGGATACGAGGACGGAAAGTTTCTGTTTCCCCTCACCCAGCAGGAGACCTTTCGGCTCCCGAAGCTCTGCCAGATGCAGGTGCGCGTGAAATTCAAGAGCGGTGACGTGATTGGCTCGGAGATCAAGCAGATCGACGTTGCGCACGCGCTTTCAAAGGCGGTGTTGTGATGGGCGGCATTGAATTTGAACTCAAGAACCGCGATCCGATCGACGTTTCCTTTAACGTTTCCGTGCGTGCTGACGGCGGCTCCGGCGGCGGCTACAACATCGGCCCCGGCCTCAAGCTGGACGCCGAAACCAACACCCTGTCCGTCGATACGGCGGACGCAGTCGAAAAGGACAACACCAAGCCCGTAACGTCCGCCGCTGTGTTTGCGGAGGTCGGCAACATCAACGCGCTGCTCGCGACGATTTAAGGAGAGGATTTTATGAGCACACAGACTGAAATTACAAGATTACAGACCGCGCGGAACAAGCTGCGCACCTGGCTCGTCGGCCTCGGACTCGCCGCGAGCACGGACAAGCTCCCCACGCTGGCCGACAAGGCTGCCGCCATCAAGAATAACGGCGCGGTCGACGCGCAGGTAAAGGAGGGCGAGAGCTACACCGTCCCGAAGGGCTATCACGACGGAACTGGCACGGTCAAGGGCGTCGGAGGCGGCGGCAACTACCAGCTGCAAGCCAAGTCGGTAACGCCGACGAAGGAGCAGCAGGCCGTCACGCCCGATCAGGGCTATTACGGCCTGTCCGGCGTGACCGTCGGCGCGATCCCGGAAAACTATCAGGACGTCTCCGCGACGACCGCCGCGCCTGCCGACGTGCTGGCGAATAAGGTCTTCATCGACGCGGACGGCGTGACGCAGGCTGGCACCATGCCGGACAACGGCGCGGTCGAAAAGGTCCTGGACGCGACGGCCGGCAATCAGGAATACACCGTCCCGGCGGGCAAGCACTCCGGCGCGGGCAAGGTATCCGTCGTGCTGGAAACCAAGTCCGCCACGCCTGCCGAGGCCGCGCAGGACATTACGCCCACAAAGGGCAAAGTCCTCGGCAAGGTCAAGGTCGGCGCGATTCCGGACAAATACAAGGACGTTTCCGGCGTGACTGCCGGAGCGGCTGACGTGCTGGACGGCAAGTTTATCGTGCTGGCAGACGGCAGCAAAGCTGAGGGCACCATGGCCAACAACGGCGCGATCTCGAAGACCATCGACGGCCTCACGCAGACCAGCGTAGACATCCCCGCAGGCTATACCTCCGGCGGCACCGTCAGCATGACAGACGACATCGAAAACGCCCTCGCTGCGATTTAAAGGAGGAACAGACATGAGTGTACAGACCGAGATCGACCGCATTATCACGGCAGTCGGCGCGGCGTATGACGCAGTGGAGGCCAAAGGCGGCACAGCCCCTGCGACACAGACCATCGAAGGGCTTGCCGCAGCAGTCGGTACGATTTCCACCGGAGGATCCTCCGCCCTCGGCGCACCCGGAGACATTACATTCTACGACTACGACGGCACGATCGTCACGTCTTGGACACTGGAAGAACTGGCAACCAAGACAGCGCTACCTGATTATCCATCGCATAACGGACTTACCTGTCAGGGCTGGAACTGGTCGCTGGCTGGCCTCAAGACCACAAACCGCAAAATGAACGTCGGCGCGATGTACATCACGGATGACGGCAAGACCCGTATCTATATCCGTCTGGAAGAGGGCCGCACATCTCCAATGCTTGGCGTTTGCCCGAATGGCACTGTCACCGTGGACTGGGGCGATGGAACCACACCGGATACGCTAACAGGAACAGACGTAACGACTGTAAAATGGACACCGAATCATGCTTATGCCGTACCGGGCGAGTATGTGATTAAACTGACAGTTGATGGGACGATGGGATTTTATGGCGAATTTTCATCGACTAGTGCTAGCGCAATCCTTCGGTATTCGTCTAGCGATGACAATCGAAATTATGTTTATCGAAGCAGTGTTCAGAAAATTGAGATTGGAAATGGTATAACAAGTATTGATGGGTCATCATTCCATAGTTGTTATTCTCTGGCATCAATTACAATGCCTAATAGTATAACAAGTATTAAAGAGTCAACATTCTATAGTTGTTATTCTCTAACGTCAATTACAATACCTGACAGTGTAACAAATATTGGAAATTCTATATTCAATAGTTGTTATTCTCTAGCATCAATTACAATACCTAATGGTATAACAAGTGTTGGAGATTCTGCATTTCATAATTGTCGTTCTCTAGCATCAATTACAATACCTAATGGTATAACAAGTATTGGAGATTCTATATTCAATAATTGTTATTCTCTAGCATCAATTACAATACCTAATGGTATAACAAGTATTGGAGATTCTGCATTTAAGAATTGCCGAGGTGTAGTTTTTTATGATTTCACAGCTTGTACAACGGCTCCGACACTAGCATCCACCACCGCTTTTACCGGCATTCCCGCTGACTGCAAAATCCGCGTTCCGGCAGCACTTGTGAATGCGTGGAAGGCGGCTACAAACTGGGCAACCTATGCAGATCATATCGTGGGGGTGTAAAGATGATTCAAAGAGAATTTTATACACAGCGTAAGGATGGTGTAAAGCTATACCGTACCTATTCTGATGCAGGAATGATGATTCGGCAGAATGAGACTGGCGCGGAATACGCCGAGGCTATCGATGTTGAGGGCGCGTCATATACCTACACGGAGACGGAGACCAGGATCCCGGCGGAAGAAGCTGCGGAGGACGCCGACGCTCTGCGCGCCCGGCTGGCCGACGCCGAGACCGCCGCGAAGATTCTGCTCGGGGAGGCGGACTGACATGAGCACGTATACCGAGCGGGCGCGGGCGCTGCGCCCCTATATCATCAAAAGCGCAGCCAGTCTCACCGACGCCGACGCGAGTCTCGCACCAGAGCTTTTCACCCGCCTGACCGGCTCTGGCAGCCTCGTCAAAGCCGGCACGCGCATCAACTGGGGCGGCACCATCAAGCGCGCCGCCTCCGACCTCTGGGACACGGCCCAGAACACCCCGGACGCCGCCCCGGCCCTCTGGGAGGACATCGCCTACAAACAGGGCTACAGGATCATCCCCGAGACCATCACTGCCGGCCTTGCATTCTCCAAAGGCGAAAAAGGCTGGTGGCAGGACGAGCTCTACGAATCCCTGCTCGCCGCCAACGTCTGGAACCCATCCGTTAACCCGGACGGGTGGAAGAAGATCACGGAAGAAGGTACATAGCCATGGACAGCAAGACCATCATCGTTACGCTCGTCACCGACCGCACGCAGGCGGATGTGGAGCGGGTGCGGGAACTGGCCGCGAAGGGCTTTGCCGCCATGACTTCCGACGAGCAGGCGGAATGGCTTGCTGGGCTGAAGGGCGCGTACAACGCCGCTGATCTCAATCGCGTGGGAACCGCCCTGAACTATCTGGCGGCGCGCCTCAGCTCGATCTGCGGCAAGAGCATCGCGTGGACGGCTAAAACCGATTGGGCCGTAACGGACATTATAACGGCCTCGCAGGCGGCGGAATACCGGCGGCAGGTGCAGTCCATCCGGGACGCACTGGCATACCCAGAAGGAACGCCGGACGCGCCGCAGCTGGGCCGCCTGACCTACACCGATGCAAACAACATCGAGCGAATCCTGAAACTCTGCGAAGACTTAATCGTCAACGTTGCAAAATCTTTTCGCCACACCGGCGCGGCGGAGTGCGCCGCAGGAGGATTACTCACATGAAAGATAGGCAGCCAACACAGGTTTTAGCCAACGGCGCGATCCGCTACGGCGTCTATAACGCCGACGGCACGCTCGATCACTACGAATACCTCAAGCGCGAGGATGCGCCTACCATCAAGGGAACGCCCCTCAACAAGGCAAATCTCCTGTCCGACGCGACCGCCGCCAAGCTCTGGCCAAACGCCGCCACCCGCCCGGAAGACCCGACTGTCAACGACGCGCTTGGCAAGCTTTCGGAGGGTACGGCCAAAGTCGGCGACATCGCTATCACGTCCCGCGCAGACCTATCCGACGCATGGCTCCCGTGCGACGGGCGCACTGTATCGCAGGAGCAGTATCCAAGCCTCTGCGCCGTCCTGCGGACGCCGGACAGCCCGGCGATTTGGACGGAAAAGACCGTATCAACAAACGTCGGAGCGGGCGGCGACGCGATCTCCTACGAAAACGGACATTGGTTCCGCACGTACCGGGACGCGACATCTGCGCACATTCTGGTGTCGGACGACGGCGAGACGTGGGTAGAATGGCCGATTCCGCAGAACTTCTGGACCGACTCGACCACACTTACTTCTCGAATTGTAGCAGCAAATGCTGTAAAGTACTACAATAATCAATATGTATGTAGCGTGTTAGTACTGTGCGCTACAACATCAGGCACAAAATACAGTTGGGGTGTTCTATTTGCAAGAGAGGTATTTAACGCATTTCAAATCGATTCCCCAGGGGTCTTCGACTGGTATGATTCAGATCAGGTAGAAGACTTTACAGGTACGCGTGCAGACATATATTGGGATGGCCGCTACTTCTTTATAGTAGGTATAGAGGACGTTCCCTACGCCTCCATCGCCTTATTTCGATATACAGATCAGCTTACAGCTAAAACCAGACCAGCAACTAGCTCGGAAACATCGTGGACTGCTGGATCGCAACTCCCTGGGCGTGCTCTGCAGAAGATTCTCGTTCTGGCAGCAGGCGATGGCATTTTTGTCGTAACTATACGTCCTTCCGACTCTAATGTCGGCAACTCATACGAGTGGCTTTCATACTTCCAAGGTGTTACAGCATCACGACTTGACAAAGACCTGAACACACTTAAACCATCAGATTCTATTGAGTATGAAGCCTTTTTTGAGGTGAATAACGATGTATACCTATACTACACATTAGACAGGTCTGAATATTATCGCCGCAAAATAACGGTTGGAAGCACACTGGACGTATCGACGTCTAGGATAACTGAAGGCGATAGAATACAGTATGCGATAAGCTGCAGCGATCAGGTTGTAGGGGTGTACGATTCGACGGTTAAAGTAGCAGAAAATATAGAGCAAGGATGGGATTTTTCGGCTTCACTTCCTAAAGCCATTGGTAACTATCCTGTTGCAGCAGGCACCATCGTAAGACTGCCATACAAGTCTCAGGGCACGATTGTACAGGATGGTGTCCACGATTTTGCGTACGACAACAAGAAAATCCCTGTCATTACACCCGATAGTCGCAGCAAAGCCTATATCAAGGCACTGGAGGAGTAACTATGCAGGACAGACAGGGCACAAACGATCTTGCGAACGGCGCTGTCCGGTACGGGGTATATGGCGCGGCTGGAAGTCTGCTGCGCTACGAATGGATCCGTCCGGAGGACGAGCCGCTGGAAGCTGGAACGCCGCTCACGGCCGGAAACCTGATGACGGCACAGAGCGCTGCAAAGATCTGGCGAGCGGGCGACGCACCGGCGAACCCGATGGTAAACGAGGCATTCGGGAAGCTGTCGGAGCCGAATTATCACGTCGGTGACACCCTCACGACCGTCCGCGTCCTCTCCGCCCCGTGGCACGCGTGCGATGGCTCAACCTTCGATCAGACTGCATACCCGGCCCTCTACGCAGCCCTCGGCGGCACGACGCTGCCGACGATCAGCTATTCCAGCGATACCACCACCTACATCAAAATGGCGGACAATTAGCCCGGCAAATAAAAGAGAAAGGTACAGAAAAATGGACACCAAAACCATCATCGTCACCCTCGCCTGCGCCGCGCTTGGCTCATCCGCGCTGACGGCGGTAGTCAATGCCATCGTCAGCGCGGTTCAGAAAAAGCGCGGCAAGACCACGACGCAGGAGGCACATCTAGCCGAGATCGACAAAAAGCTCGGGAAAATGCAGGAGCATCAGGGCGAGCAGTATTTGGCTATCCTCCGCCTCACGATCATGAGCGAGGAAATGCCAATGGCCGAGCGGCTGATCGCCGGAGAGAAGTATAAAAAGATGGGCGGGAACGGCGACGTGAAAAAATTCCTGCACCAGCTGGAGGCGCAATGCGGACATAGCAATGGAGTTTAGTAAGAAATGGCTGATTTGCAGCGCGCTCGTCAGCATCGCGCTCATCATCGCCTGCGCGGCAGGCGCAGATCTGACGGAGATCACGCTTGCGGTGCTGGCCGAAACAACGGCCTCCAGCGGATTCTATCTCTGGAAGGCCAAGAATGAGAACCGCGCGAAGTACGCGCAGAAGTACATGGATAAATGGGCCGAAAAGTACGGCCCGGAAGCGGCAGCACGCATCGCAGAGATCGTGCTGAAAGATTGAAAGGAGCATACATATGGAAAACATCAAGAAGCGGCTCGGCAATCTGCTGAGCGTCAAATCTATCGTCACGCTGGTACTGACGGCGGTATTTGCGTACATGGCAGTCGCCGGGAAGATCTCGCAGGACTTTATGATGGTGTATACCGTCGTGATCGCGTTTTACTTTGGCACACAGAGCCAGAAAGCGCAGGACGCGATTGACAACGCCACGAAGGAGGATGCGCAGAAATGAGCATCAAGATCGGACAGGCCAGCCTCGGTGAAACAGGCGGCCGCAACCAGCAGCCCGGCAATCAGAACGGGCGGGAGCTGAATATCTCCAACTGGTACAATGGCCGCTGGCTCGGCGTCCTGCGCTACAAGAGCCGCAAAAAGGCCGAGCGGGCCGCGCAGACGTGCGAGGCGGCCATTAAGAACCGGAACATCGGCTACGACATGGACAACAGGAACACGGCGTATGAGGCAGCCAGAGCCGTCGGATGGGACGTGAGCAAGATCGCAAAGCCCGTGGAGACAGACTGCTCCGCGCTCATGATGCTCTGCGCCGTGGCCGCAGGCTGCGCGTCGGTCGAAGCTCTCTACCGTCGGCAGGGCAACAGCTGCACGACATACTGCATGCTGCACGATTGGCCCGCAACGGGAGACTTCGAGCTGCTGACCGGCAGCAAGTATCTGACGACGGACGCGAATCTCCTGCGCGGGGACGTGCTGGTAAGCGAGGGCCATACCGTGATGGCCCTCGAAGATGGAAAAAATGCAGAGGAGGAAACCGAAATGGTAGAAAAGAGCAAAATCATCGTGGACGGCAAGGAAGTCGCCGTTGAACGCATCCTGAAAGACGGCACGAACTACGTCAAGGTGCGTGACCTGGCCACCGCGCTGGATCTCGAAGTGAGCAACAAGGGCAATATCGCTGTGCTGAATCACAAGGAAAAGTAAGGAGGCGGGGCGTATGTCGCCGCAGGCGCGGGCCAAGCTGCCGCCAGAGCTGGGCCGCCTGACCCGCAAGGATATGGAGGCCGTAATCTATCAGGCCAATCTTGGCCGGGAAAATGAGAAGATCGCGCAGCTCTATTTTGTGGATAAGCTCCCCCAAGTCGACGTCGCGACGGAGCTGTTTCTAGGCCGCGCCACGGTACAGCGCCGCCTGCCGGAGATCATGCGGGAGATGCAGCGGACATCCAGCAAACTGTATAACTGAGATAAGCGCCGAGAAATCGGCGCTTATTTTTAAAAATTTTTGCATTTTCCGCTTGACATATACACGCATTGCGTGTATAATAAAGCCATAAGATAAAACAAGGCGAAAGCCGGGAGGGAACAAAAATGAAACAGTACAAATACTTTTACAAAGTCACAGACGAGAACGGCCAGATCATTTTCAACCATCGTTCCGATTATGCATACCGTCTTCTGGCGCTTGCGAACAAGGAAAGCCGCGACAGCGACGGCAATATGCTTGCCGCATGGTACTTCGGCAAGGTTGAGCACAACATCCCCGAAGACGTGTGGGAGCGTGTGCAGGTTTACGGCGATAGAATTTGAAACGGAGGGAACTACAGATGACGAGCGTAGAGGAAATCACTAGAATCATGGAAGCCGGAAGCGCCGCAGGCCGCGCACAGGAACCGATGCGGTTTTCGACGCAGGAAGAACGCAACGCATGGTATGAGGAACAAACGGAAATTCTGGCGAAGGTTATGGCTCCAGTAGGAGACGAACCTTACGACAAGAACCTGCAAGGGCATATGATCGCGGCCCGTTTCGCGGATATCCATACATTCGAAATCTACAGACTTACCAATATCCGATACATTATCGGGGATTTCGAAACATATGAAGAGTACGCGGCCCACAGTTGGGCGGAAACAGAAGCATGGTTCGATGAACTTCGCGCAGATTTGGGGGAAGAGGACGATTGAACGGCTATCAGCAAGCGATCCTCATGCTGCTCGGCGTTGATACCTGCGGCAAGTTCCTTGTTCGCTGTGTTGATCGGTGGTACATCGACGCGGTTGCCGAGCTTTTCCCAACCGCGCCATACCTCCAGCACCGCGCAGACGGAAAGAAAGACTTTTGGACTGTGAAATCCGCGAAGGTGCATCTTCTCCCGTCCCTCGCCGACGTGACGGATTGGCAGGGATTTTGCCGCGGTGTGGTGGAGCTGCAAGCTTGCCTTGATCTCTGGCCGCACAAGGTACGTGGCAAGCCCACCAGGACACCACGGCTGCGGGTTTACGGGCAGCCTGAGCTTTTAACGCAAGTATCCTCGCATTTTCCGGCAGGGCCGAAAAAGCTGCAATTTCGGCGCACGCAGACCGGCGAAACGTGCGTCCTGTACTATCAAAGCCCGGCAGAAGTTGCTGATATTCTCGATTCTCTGCACGGCGAACCTTGCAACCGCGAACTCTGGGCCAGCTGGGACGCGCTCATGCTACAAAATTCATCAGTATAGGAGGATCGAAAAATGAAACTCACACCCTTTATCCGCTCCGCCCTCTACGCCGAAACCGGCGCATACGCTGACCGCGACACCTATATATCCGATCTGGCACTGTCCAGCATCTGGGGTGACGCCGAGGACGCTGAGGTTCCGATGGAGCGGCTGGCGCTGCTCGGCGGGATCTGGGACGGCACACACTGCACGATTCCAGAGCTGATCAAGATGTACGGCCTGACGCAGACCGGATTTGCGCAGTATTTTGGAATCCCGCTGCGCACCGTGCAGGACTGGTGCGGCGGACGGCGTGGATGCCCGCCGTATGTGGCCGCGATGGCGGCAGAGATTCTGGCTGTAAACGAACGATAACAAAAACTAAGCCCGTGGAATAACCACGGGCTTAAATTTTGAACCAAATTGATACACAACTGAGGCACAAGAGGCCGCAAAAAAGCCCATACTGTACACATCAAAGGAGTGTTCGGTATGGGCTTTTCTTATTTTAATCCGAACCCTGCCGGGCAGAAGGTCGGGGACTGCACCGTCCGGGCTATCGCAAAGGCGACCGGGAAGAGCTGGGACGAGGTGTATATCGGATTGTGCCTGCAAGGACTCATCATGGGAGATCTGCCGAGCGCAAACAGCGTATGGAGCGCTTACCTCCGGCAGCAGGGCTTTACCCGGAACGTGATCCCGAACACATGCCCGGACTGCTACACCGTCGCGGACTTTTGCGCAGATCATCCGCGCGGCGTGTATGTGCTGGCGTTATCAAGCCACGTTGTGTGCGTGGAGGATGGGACGTATTTTGACACGTGGGATTCTGGGAGTGAAATTCCACTGTTTTATTGGGCAAAGGAGGAAATATGATGTTTGGACAACAGCCGTATGTGTATCAGCAGCCGATTTATAATCAGCCAATCGGCCAGCCGATCAGTCAGCCGATGCAGGAGCCAATGATGCGTCCGCAGTACCAGACCGCGCCGCAGATGCCGGCCTACCAGCCGCAGCCCCAGCAGCCGCAGAATCAGTCGATCATCTGGGTCCCGAACGAACAAGCCGCAAACGACTTTATCGTCGCGCCCAACAATGCGGTAACGCTTTGGGATATGAACGCGCCGGTCGTGTATGTGAAAAAGGCCGATGCAAGCGGCAAGCCGACCATGACGACCTACGACCTTGTAGAGCGTGCGCAGGCCGCGCCAGCGCCCGCAGCGCCGCGAAAAGACATGAGCGAAGAATATGTGACCCGCAGGGAGTTTGAGGAGCTTGTGGCGAAGCTGTCCGCCCCAAGCGTCAGGCCGCGAAAGATGAAGGAGGCGGACAATGAACCCACTGTTTAACGCCCTCGGCGGCGGACAGCTGCCCGGCCCGATGGGGCAGTTCCAAAACATGATACAGCAGTTCCGGCAATTCCAGAACAGCTTTCAGGGGGATCCAAAAGCAGAGGTCGAAAAGCTGGTACGAAGCGGGAAAATCTCGCAGCAGCAGTTGAATCAGCTGCAGCAGGTGGCGGGGCAATTCCGGCAACTGCTGCAATAGTTCGGGAATTCCGAACAGTTGAACGATCAAAATCGTGGCCACGATTGAGATAAATCTTTTGAATCTACGAAAGGAATGAAAAATATGAGTTTGAATGACGGCGCCCCGACCATGACAATGCCCGTCGCGCCTACCGGCATGACAGGTGGCGGCTGGGGCGGCTTCGGCGGTGATAATGGCTGGTGGATCATCATCCTGTTCCTTGCCATTTTCTGCGGCTGGGGCGGCAATGGAAACGGATTCGGCAACAACGGCAGAAATTCCGGCGGCGTTGTAGACGGCTATGTGCTGGCCTCTGACTTCTCTAACATCGAACGCAAGATCGACAGTGTAAATCAGGGACTTTGCGACGGATTTTACCAGCAGGCGCAGCTTGTCAACGGCACCAACATGGCGATGGCAAACGGCTTTGCTCAGGCCGAGCTTTCCCGCTGCAACCAGCAGGCCGCGCTTATGCAGCAGCTGAACAACATGGCGATGCAGGCACAGGAGTGCTGCTGCGAAAACCGCGCTGCAATCGCCCAGGTGCGCTATGACATGGCGACGCAGGCGTGCGACACCCGCAACACCGTGCAGAACACCACCCGCGACATCATCGACGCCATGAACTGCGGCTTCCGCAGCATCGACCAGCGTCTGACGGCGCAGGAGCTTGCGGCGAAGGACGCGAAGATCGCAGAGCAGAACCAGCAGCTTTTCGGCTACCAGCTGGCAGCATCGCAGGCGGCACAGAACAATTACCTTGTTTCCACGCTTCGCCCGAGTCCCAGCCCGGCCTATGTTGTCGCGAATCCGTACTGCTGCAACAGCGGCTATAACTACGGCTGCGGCGGCTGCGCGGCGTAACAACTCCATAACGTAGAGCTTTTTCGTGGCCTCACGAAAATGGTCGGCCCCATTGCCGATACTCGACAGCAACGCGGCGGGGCAATCGTCCCGCCGCTGTATTTTTTATGAAAGGAATGATTTTATGGCAACATATAAGGAACTCAAGAAGAAATTCATCGATCACCTGATGGGCGTGGATCTGTACAAGATGAACATCACGGATCTCTACACATACGCCTGTATCCTGAAAACGGTGGACGAAATGGAGCAGCCGAGCTGCGCAGAGGCGATGAAGACGGCGATGGAGCCGATTTTGAACTACTGCAAAGCAGGCAATTCGGGAAGCGGGGTGTTTGGAATTGGCTGAGTTTACGAATTCCAACATCGTCGGCGTCGCCGCCGGGCAGAACGTCCCGCTGGCGGAAACGGCAGTGAGCAGCAAGCCGTGCATCGTGCACCGCGAGGGCAGCGGCCTGATCACGCTGCGCGGGCTGACGAATCAGTGTAGAGCAGTTTTCAAAGTCTCCTACGGCGGCAACATCGCAATTCCAACCGGCGGCACGGTCGAGGCGATCACGGCCGCACTTGCCATCAACGGTGAAGCCCTTGCAAGCGCGACGGCGATTGTGACACCGGCAGCGGTAGAAAACTACTTTAACGTTTATGTATCCGCACAGGTGAGCGTGCCAAGAGGCTGCTGCCTGACGGTAGGTATGCAAAACACCAGCGCGCAAACGGTTAATTTTGCAAACAGCAATCTTACCGTCGAGCGCGTAGCATGAAAGGAGGAAGCAATATGTATGATCTGAGGAATCTCCGCGAAATGCTCTGCAAAGAGCTGGACGAAATTGCCGAGAAGCGGGAAATGTCCGCAGGCGACCTCGACGCGATCCAGAAATTGACCAGCTCCATCAAGAATACCTACAAGATCGAGATGGCTGAAGACGGCGGCTATTCCCGCGACGGCGAGTGGGAGGCGGATATGCGCGGTACTTACGGCCGGGGCAGCTCTTACCGTGGCCGCCGCCGTGACGCAATGGGCCGCTACAGCCGCACGGACGCCCGCGAGCATATGCGCGCGCAGCTGGACGATATGATGCGCGACGCGGACGACGATAAAACCCGTGACGCGATCCGCCGCTGCATGGAGCAGATCGAGCGGGCATAAGGAGAGCGCAATATGTTGGATGCAGCCGAAATCCGGAAAGAGATTGCTCGCCTGGAATATGAGGAATCCGACTATAAGAATTACGCTAAGCTTGCGGATCTGTACGTGATCCGTAAGCAGATGCAGGAAGAGGAACGGGACGACGGCGGTAGGTACGCGAGTTACTACTCCGGCGCTCCCGCCCCTGTGACCGCAGAACCGGCTACCGTGGGCGAGTACGGGGACAGTGAGTTTTTGCTTGCGGTAGCTGGGAAAGACCCGGCAAAGGCTTGGGCGGTCGTTGATGAACTTATGGACACATTATCGCTTGTGAACCGAAAAGTCTATGATTCTATGCTTCGGAAAATAAAGTCCATGTAGCAAAAAATAGGGGAGTCCCCTCGCATTGCGCTGAATTTGTAGCATACAATGTAGCATACGGGAAATAATTTTATGTTACATAGCGTGTCATAACGTGATTTTTGCTTTTTGAAAATACGCAGAAAATAGGGTGAAAATCATAAAAAAGTACCGATTTTAGCTTTAAAACAGCTAAAATCGGTACTTTGGCGCGGAAGGAGAGATTTGAACTCTCGCGCGCTTTTTAGACGCCTACTCCCTTAGCAGGGGAGAAAAAACCATTGAAAACACTGGGGAAATTGGCATTTGTAACATATTTTGTAGCATACAGAATTCACTCTGGCGAGTCGCTTTGCAACTGATTTACGGCATCGACCATGCCTTTCATGTCCGGGTGTACGTACCGTTGGGTAGTCGTTATCTTCGTGTGGCGCATGATTTCCTTGATCGTAAACGGGTCGATGTTTTTCATCGCGAGGGCTGTAGCGGTTGTATGGCGGCATGAGTAAGGTGGTAGCTTTTGCACTCCGGCAAGCTCCAAACACTCATAATATCTCTTGTAAAAATTATCTTTGTTTATGCAGCAGATATTTCCGACGCGCGATTTGCTTTCTTCGCATAGTTCATGCAGCACCGGCGCAACGAAATCTGGGAAGACCATAGGCGTTTCCTTCCGCTTCTTTGTCTTTATGCCGCCTCGGACGATCTCATTTTTCTCAAAGTCAATCATGTCCTTTTTGAGCTTCAGAAGCTCACCAGGCATCATGCCGGTATAGATCATCGTAAGGATAAAACCGACAAAGTGATCTTTTGCATACGCTTCCCATAGCTTTTTTACGTCGGCGTCGGTAAACGGCTCCGGCGACTTCTCTTCCAATTCCGGAAGCTTTATGTACTTTGCAAGATTCACGGTAGTCTGCTTTTCGGCAATCGCGAGATTGTAGCAATGGGAAAGGACTGTTTTCATGTCCTTCCGCGTGTAATAGGTGCTGGCGTTGCGGTCGATAACATCCTGTATCTGCGCGATGGTAAGCGCGTCGATCTCACGGTCGGCGATTTCTCTCATGCGCTCGAAAGCCTTTTCTGCCGCTCCCTGACGATCAGCCGATAAGGATAGATAATCCCCACGCAGATATGTTTTGTAGTATTCTCTGAGAGTGGGGCTTCGCTGCTCTTCCTTCGGAGGGTTTGCTGCATATTGGAGGGCGGCGCGCTTTGATGTAAACCCGCCTTTTGTTCGCATCTTTTGCCGAAGCTTGTCGTTCTCGTCTAGGTAAGTTCTTTCTGTCCAACGCGCCGTCCACGTCTTCCCTCGCTGGTAAGCGCTTCCTTGCCCGTTCCCGCGTGTCCGGTTTCGCCGCGCTTCCTGTTTTTTTCCGCACCAGCAACAGTAGGGCGCGCCGTCTGGGATTTCTTTTTTACACTTGATGCACTCCATGTTTCCCTCCACGTTCTTTTCGGATCGCGTAGAAAGTAATTGCCGAAGCCAGAACTGAACCTACGATCAGGGCGATACACGCCCATGCGGTTACGGTCAAATCTCCATCGCGAATGAGGCCTGCGTTCCGAATCTGCGCATCCGTTACAAGGCAGGCAATCAGGGTAAAGGAGAGCAGCAAACAAAATAGGGCGAGAACGTAACACATTGTATGTGTAGACCTTATTTGCGCGCTCTGTAGGGCTGTTGCTGCCTCCAGCTTGGCGTTTTCGAGCTCGACATGATGGATCTGCTTGGTCAGCTTTTCCGGGCTTCCGACGGGATTTTCAAGGCCGAACAGCTCGTCGAGCGACAACCCGAGCGTTTTGCATAGCGCAGCCGAGTTGTAAAGCCGTGGATCCGCTTGTGTTCCAGCGTATAATCGGCTCACGGCAGAGAAGGAAACGCCGGACTCGTTCGACAGCTCCTCCAACGTCATCCCGCTTGCATCTTTTGCCCTTCTGATCTTCCCCTGATACGCGCCGATAAACGGAGCGAGATCCTGTATTGCGGACATGATTACGCCTCCATTCGTAAGTTTCAGTTTTATTTCTTACATTTTCCATATAAAAATGCAAAACATGTGACAAGAACGCAGGATTCGCCCTTTTCTTACAAACATTATCTGGTACAATGAAAACGTAGCAGATAGTTCCTGAATCCGGCATCTGCTGAAATGGCCCCACCGTATGTTCCAGATACGATGGGGCCGGTCAAACCAAATATTATATCAAATCATCAGTCCCATAAACTGTACACCATCGGATTCCTGGTTCCCAAAAATAACGCGGTCTGTTTGTTTATAATACCATGTTGATTTTTAGAACAATCGTTCTATAATAAATGACAGGAGGAAAAAATATGGAGTGCATCAACATCCGGGTAAACAACGGGAGGGTCGACGTGACGGTCGACGGCGCGAAGCTGACAGATGTGCATAGCGTCAGCGTGGACTACATCAAGGGCGTGCCGCTCCTGTTTGCCTGCGTCGCGGACGTAGGCCGGGAGCAGGACGAGCGGCGGGAACCGAGAATCCTAAACTAGAAATCACCATGTGTATTTACAGTTCTCACACTCATATGTTTTGTTTATCAAATTACTTCTCAATCCCCATGCACCTATTGATAAGTTTCTTTTTGCATATGCAATCTTTTTCACGCGGGTGCTTCCGCAAGTTGGGCAATGTGGAGCATTGTTTATATTGTCTGCAAGCACAGCTGTGTCCTCTACCAGCTTTAATTTCGCGTGAGAAAATCCCATCGTTTCCTTAAAAACAACATAAGCGTCATTTTCAACGCCACAAACAGCAACAACCGTGTGAAGCAGCTTTCTGTTTCCTTGATACAAATCTATTTCGTGTCTTCCGGCGTTGACCTCAACAGAAAAAGACTCACCGCAACGAACGGTTGCCCGTTCTATTCTGTCTACAATTATTTTCGTTTTTCTAAGGCTTCCCCCGCGCTGCCCTTGCCACATGAAGTGGATCATCCCACGTCTTCGCCTGCTTGAGGCAGGACAGCCGCAATGTGGACAGGAAGATGCCAAGTCGGATATTTTTGCACCACATTCAGAACACTCTACAAGAGCCATGTTGTTCACCTCATGATAAAGTCATAGCAAGAACCAATCGCATGAATTTGGATATTTGGAGAAGGAGATTGCAATGCTGGAAAATTTACAGGAAGTGTGCTATGATAGCCGCCAGGTAGAGAAGATTCGCGCGCAGCTAAAGCGGATCGTGTTAGAACTTTCGGTTGAAGAACAGGAAGAACTTTTGAGAATGATTAAGGAGGGTATGCATGAGTAAGCCGTTCACTCCGATTCATGTAATGACTGAAGCGTTTCGGAAAGCCATGTATGATATTGTTGCAAAAGAGCGAGAGAAACGGCGACAGAGCACGACGCAAGAGCAGACACCTGCTCCGCAGAAAACGGGAGAGAATTGCCCGCAGTAAATGCAGTTAACGCATTTTCAAAGTCATATGCTGCGGACTCGATGTCGAGCTGCGCTTTGAAATCTGAAAAAGACGGAATTTTCATGCTTGTCCCCTCTGGCTTTTCAAATACCGGATATATTTGATCACGTCCGCGAGTTCTTCGCCGGACGCAGAATCCAAGAAATCAAATATCTCCTGCGCGGCAGAACTCGCCGCCCCATCCTTCGGGATGGGGTCTTTTTTTATGCCCGCAGACGGGGTATCGGACATCAGCTCTTCGACAGTGACGCCGAAGTAGTTTGCTACTTTCATCGCCGTTGCATATCTCGGCTTGACACCGGACTTCCATCTAGTAACGGATGGTTTCCCAATCTTCAACTCGATAGCCACAGCGGACGGCGATTTATTGATCTGGTTGCACAGCTGTACATAATTTTCGTAAAAAGTCACAGTAAATCCCTCCCTATTTTGTGCAATACATAGAAAGGTTTCTTTTGTTATCACAACGCCTTGACAGTTACGTTTGTTAACGCTATAATGACACTACAAGTTGCATATGGTAACACAAAACCAGACCCCAGCGAAAACGCTCGTGTCAAAAAGTTGTTATGTATCTCGCAAATCCATAATAACACAATGTGTTAACGTTTGCAACCTCAAATTTCAAAAGTTGACTGCGGCGAAAAGAAAAGCCGCCCGTGGTTCGTTCACGAGCGGTTTCCCCCAGAGTTGTTTACCAGAACGCGCTGCACAGGATGGCCGTATGCGTTACCTTGCATCCGTCCGAATTGGTAGAGTTCTTTCCACCGGCTCGGCAATACTATCCTGGCACAAAACGAACTTGCGCTTCTATGGACGCGCCGCTCACTTTGGCAGTTCTGGCGCTGCCCCTTGCCCTAACGCATCACGCCGTTTCTTTGGTCTGGAACTGGCAAGTTCAAAAGTTTGGTCGTGACAACCACCTCCTGAATTTACCTAAAAGGGCTAATGGCAGTATAGCACGTCTGGGGCGTTGCAGTCAACAATTTTAACAGAATGGAGGTGTGTATATGCCTGAAAAATGGACAGGCGTACTGATCGGGAAAATGCACAATGCGCGTGTTTCATACGACGATCTTGCCGCAGAGCTTGGACTTACAAAAGGCTATCTGTCCATGATCTTGAACGGGAAAAGAAATCCGCCGGGCGCAAGGAAGCGCTTGGAAGACGCGGTTAAGGCTGTGATCGAACGCAGAAAGGAGGAAAAATGACGCTGGACGATATCCGGGCAATGTCAAAGCCCACAATCCTCGCAAGCGAGGCGGCGCAGGTGCTCGGCTGTACCCCGCAATGGCTTCGCTTGATGGCGAGGGAACAGCCTGAAAAGCTGGGCTTCCCGGTTTGCTGCACAAGCAAGCACAGAGTAAAGATTCCGAGAGAGCCGTTTTTGCGGTTTCTCGGAGCATGAGGAGGAACAAATGAAGGTCAGATTAACATTTTTGGAGCCGGTTCTTGGCACATGGCCGAGCAACGAGAACATTGCGCGGGACTTTATCGCAAGCAAGGCCCCGGATGCAAGCACGATTGAGGACGAGATCGCAGCGCTCGGCGCGGACGCTATCGCCGAAAAGGGCAAAACCGTTTTCCCGCGTACCGACGGACGGCCGATTCTGTACGATTATCAGATCAAAGGCTTTTTCAAAGACGCCTGCGGTATGCTGGCACGCGTGAAATCCAAGAAATCCAGCGCCCTGAAAGCCTATAAGAAGATCATCGACGGCCTGATCTTTGTAGAGCCGCGCATGATTCCCATTGAGGTCAATGGCGAGGTTGGCGAATGCCAGAGGCCGCTTCGTGCGCAGACCGCACAGGGCGAGCGTGTCAGCCTTGCAAACTCCGAGGAAATCCCGGCAGGCAGCTCCGTCGAGCTTGATATCGTGATGCTCGACGAAAAGGCACACAAGGAAGCAGTGCTGGAATGGCTGGAGTATGGCCGCCTGCGCGGCATCGGCCAGTGGCGGAACTCCGGCAAGGGCAGATTTACATACGAGGTTCTGGCGGATTAAGTGCAAGGGCTTAGCTTCGCGCTGCCGAGCTGAGCGCAGCAATGGAACTGCTTCGTATTGATGGGCGCAGATGCGCAACGGCAGTGTACAGCGGTGATGGGCTTAGCAAAGGAAAAGCATGGAGACGCTCAGGAATACAATGAACTGCAATGGCATCGCGTGGCACGGCACCGCAACGGCAGGGCGAGGCGTGGACGAGCGTAGCAAAGGAGGGGCACAGCAAAGCACCTGGACGCTACGCGCAGCTACGGCGCAGCAACGAATGCAAAGCAGGGGAGGGGCAAAGCAAAGCGTCGCTTAGCAGCGGCAACGAATTGCGAAGCAACGAACAGAAATCGAAAAAGGAGTGGATAGCATGAGAACAAACCTTGTCGTGGAAACGACTGAGGAACGCCGGGAGCGGCTGCGTGAAGAATTGGAGGCCCGCAAGGCGGCGCGGCGGATCGTCAAAGGGATGTGCCTTTGGGTAAGCGGCGCGGCGATGATCCTGTCAGCAATGGCAGGGACAGCCGCAATGACGTATGAATGCGTCGTGACTGGCTTCGTCGCGCTCGTAGCGCTGCTGTACGGGCTGGCATAAAGAAATGACCCCTGCCGCGCGGCAACGCGACAGAGGCTGAAAGGAAACTTAAGACGCCTTTATTATAGGGCAGAAAGGGAACTATGTCAAGTTTAACGGATTCCCGCGTCCGACATGGTGCGAAAGCCTGCGTCGACGCGGTACATCGGGCCGACTACCCGAAGTTTAATAAGGTTCTGCTTTCGCAATGCGAACACCCGGAGAAATACGGTGTCAGGCTAGAACCCGACGCAGCTGCGGCGATCAAGGCGCTGGACGCGCCCAAGAACCGCAGCGACCGGCGGAAGAAGACGAACCGGTATTATTTCCGCCTGACGGACGATCAGGCGAAGAAGCTGGACAAGCTGCTCAAGAAGCTTGGGTATTCCACGGTGCAGAGCTTCTGTGAAGCGCTGATCCGGCAGGAGGTGAGTCGTAATGGCGTATGATGGCGAAAATCTGTACTTGAGCATTCCAGAGCCGGAGTACGAGCCGGACGAGCCGGAGGACGAAGATCGTTATTTGTTCCCGCCGCTGTGGCTGGTGGGAAAGATGAAACAGGAGGATCAACATGAAAGTTTATAAAGGCACGGATAAGGATATGAAGTGCCGCGGGTTTCAATACAAGCTTGGCGAAGCCGCTGTTTTTGATGGAGAGCCGCATCTTTGCGGGGCTGGCCTGCACGCGTGCGAGCAACCGATTGATGTGCTGAACCACTATGCACCGAACGAAAGCCGATATTTTGAAGCAAAGGCCGAAGATGTAACGGACGAGCGTGAATCGGAAGACACCAAGATCGTCGCAAAGAGGATGACGTTGAAAGCAGAAATTGGCATTCCCGGCCTCGTGAAAGCGCAGATCGAATATGTCAAGAATCAAATCGGATTTGAGGATGCGATCAAGCGCGCAAACGCCGAAAAAGAGAATCATGCCACGGGCTATCAGGGCGCAGCCTCCGCCACGGGCGATCTGGGCGCAGCCTCCGCCACGGGCGATCTGGGCGCAGCCTCCGCCACGGGCTATCAGGGCGCAGCCTCCGCCACGGGCTATCAGGGCGCGGCCTCCGCCACGGGCGATCAGGGCGCAGCCTCCGCCACGGGCTATCAG